TTTAAAATTAAAACTACAGCAACTGGTTTAGAGAAAACATTAGAAAAAGAAGATACTTTTTTACAAGTTCAAGATAGTGAAAACTTTGAAAAAGCTTCTAGATCTATAGAAACTTTATATAGTGGAGCTAAAGTTTTAGGCATGGAATTTATGCTTGACTGGCGAATGGCGGCAAATATGACAAGACCATATGCTGATACTACTAAAGTAAATATGAGTTATAATATAGTAGCTCCTAGATTATATCAAGGTAGAATAGAATCGCTAGTTAGTCGTATAACTGGATTTGCAGATATGATACAGTTAACTCATCTTAAACTACAACAGGTAATGTCAAGAGTAGTTCCAGATGGTGTATACTTAGATATGGACGGATTAGCTGAAGTTGACTTAGGTAATGGCACAAACTATAATCCAGCTGAAGCACTTAATATGTATTTTCAAACTGGTTCTATTGTAGGTAGATCACTAACTCAAGATGGTGAACTTAATAGAGGTAAAGTTCCAATACAAGAACTACAGTCTTCTTCAGGTGGAGCTAAAATAAGTTCTCTAATAAACACCTATCAATA